CACACTTCAGACTTTTGAGCGACAGTAATTTCCTACCATATGGAAAATCAATGGTTGAACCAGCACGCCGTGTATGGAAACAATTGAGTTTGATGGAAGACGCCATGCTTATTCATCGTATCATGCGTGCTCCAGAAAAGAGAATATTCTCCATTGATGTTGGAAACATTCCTCCTGCTGATATTGATACAGCAATGGCAAAGATCATCAATCAAGTAAAAAAAGTTCCATATATTGATGAAAAAACTGGCGATTATAATCTGCGTTTTAATCTTCAAAACATGGTAGAAGATTTTTATCTACCAGTACGTGGCAGTGATAGTGGTACTAGTATTGAACCATTAAGTGGTATGGAATTTACTGGTATTGATGATATTCAATATCTTCGTAACAAGATGTTAGCCGCATTAAAGATTCCTAAAGCATTTTTGGGTTATGAAGAAGATTTAAGTGGTAAGGCAACTCTTGCAAGTGAAGACGTAAGATTTGCTAAGACTGTTAATAGAGTACAAAGAATTTTAGTTAGTGAATTAACAAAGATTGCAATCATTCATTTATATGCACAAGGATATAAAGATTCATCTTTAGTCAATTTTAGTTTGGAATTAACAAATCCATCCGTAATTTTTGAAAAAGAAAAAGTTGCAATTTGGAGTGATAAAGTAGCTGTTGCAAAGGACATGGTAGAAAATAAGTTATTTAGTAGAAGATGGATCTATAACAACGTATTCAAAATTTCTGAGGATGATATTGAAGTTCAGAAAAATGATATTGTTGATGACGCTAAACAAAATTATAGATTCAAACAAATTGAAGATGAAGGTATTGATCCAGCTAAACCATTCAATAAAATTAAGCCAGAAGAAGGTGGAACTGAAGGAGGTTCAGCAGGTGGAGCAGGTCCAGGACCTGAACCTGGTGCCGGTCCTGAAGGAGGTGCATCTGAAAAACCACCAGAAAAGTTGGCAGAATATGAAAGACCTTCTCAAGCAGGAAAGAAAAAAGCAAGTGATTATTCATTTGGAGAAGATGTTCTTGGTAACTTAGAAAACAATAGATCCGTTAAAAATACTATTGGACATAAATTTAAAAATGATTCTCCGTTAAGTCTTGAAAGATTTGATTCTTATTTGAAGGATTACAAGACTGAAAATAGAGAATTATTGAAGGAATTTAAATCAAAAAACAAACCAAGTTACTTGGATGAAAGTAATATACTATGAAATCACTGAAAGGATTCATAAATATTGTATATAAAATGATTTTTACATAAAAATAACTATATTTATAAAATAACTAGAAAAAGAATATATGCAAATAGCTAAAGCTAAGCACTCTAAATTTAGGAACACAGGCATTCTTTTTGAACTGCTCACTCGGCAAATTACTGCTGATATCCTTGCCGGAAAGGATGAATCTATTGCTAAAACCCTTCTCTTTAAATACTTTAAAGAAAACAAAGAATTAGGAAAAGAATGGCAATTATATAGCTTTTTATTAAATGAAAAAGCAAAAGATGAAGTACAAGCTGAAAAATACATCAATGTCGTCTTGAAACAAAGAGAAAAAATTGATGATAAAAAGTTAGTTCAAGAAAAATATAATTTAATCAAAGAAATAAAGGAAACTTATCCTATTGAAGATTTGTTGAAGTCAAATCTAAAAAATTATAAGACGTTTGCATCTATTTACAAAGTATTTGAAGACCACGTAAATGACAAAGTGAAGTTTGACATGAATGAGATCATTCAGTCTAGAACAGTCATCACTGAAAATTTATGCGGTAAGAAAAAACAAATTAATGAATCTGAAGATAACTTAATAAACATCTATAAACAACAAAGTGAAGAAGTACGTTTATTAAGTTATAAACTTTTGATTGAAAGTCTAAATGAAAAATATAAAGGACTAGATACAAATCAAAAGAATTTATTAAAAGAATATATCAATAACATTTCAAATACAAATTCACTTAATAAGTTGATCATAAGTGAAATTGAAAATGTTAAATCTCAGTTAACAGAGTGCTTATCAAAAATTGATAATGATATTATCAAAATTAAAATCAATGAAGTAGTAAAACAATTGAATAACGTAAAACCTTCTTCAAATGTAAAAGATAACCAAATCATGGTTTTGTTGCTTTCATATGAACTTCTAAAAGAAATCAAAAATAAACTTTAATATTATGAGTGATAAAAATAAAAAACTAATCGTTGGTGATTTCAAAAAGGCCCTAAAAGAATTGGTAAAACAAGTAATGGATGAAATTAGTACCACTGGTGACGTTGGTGCTGTTACTGGTCCTAATTGGGTAAGTAAAAATGCAAAGGGTCGTCCAGATGTAGCTACAAAATCTCTTGATGGATATAAACTAGCAGAAAAGAAGGGTGAAAAGAAAAGTGACAAGAAACTTACGCCAGTAGGTCAAGAAAAATCTCCTGACGTAGTTAAAGGCCCAACAAGTAAGGGAGTAAAGTCAGATGATCTTTACATTCTACATAAGAGACGCGCTATTGCAGCTGCAAAAAATGATAAAAAAGATACACAACATTATGACAATTTGATTGCAACTGGTGAAAAACAATTGGGTTATAAACCAGGTGCAAGCAAAAAGAAATAATATGAATATTAGTCTAAAAAAACTTATATTTGAAGCAGAAGGTGATGCACCACCACAAAAAGGTGCAAAACCCCCTACACAAGCTCCAGCAGCTGCTCCTAAAGCTGCTCCAGCACCAAAATCACCACCACCAGCCCCAGCAGCAGAAAAACAACCAGCTCCATCTGGTGGTGAAGGTGATGCAAATACATTTAATGTTAAGTTTGATTTGGATGATTTTGAAACAAAAGTTTCTAACTCAACTGAACAAGCAAAAAATGATTTTCAAAACAAAATTTTGCAAAAGATTTCAAACAAACAAATAAGATTGGTTAGAGCCGCAAAAGGTTTTGGTCAACCTGAAAGAGAATATGTTGTTAATGTTGCGGATGTCAAAATTGAATTTTGGTATCAAAAGTACGTTGTTGTAATTACTGGTAGAGAACAAAACAAGCAAAAGGAAAGTGATTTCCATTTGACTGCTCCATATGTCATAAAAATTATGGGACAAGCTCAACCATCTAAATCTAAAAAACAAACACAACCAGCTGCTCCAAAACCAGTTCAAACACCACAAAACACTGCAACAAAGGGATTGTAATATGGAAAGAAAACTAATAGTAGATTGTATAACATTTGATATTTCAAAAGACGTAATAAATGAAGCCATGTCAAAAGGTGGACCATTTATTGTAAAAGGAATTTTGCAAAGAGCTGGTGCAAAAAACCAAAATGGTAGAATTTATCCAAAAGAAATTTTGGAACGTGAAGCAAATAAATACAATGAAAACTTCATCAAAGAACGTAGAGCTTTGGGTGAATTAGATCATCCAGATAGTAGCGTTGTCAACTTGAAAAATGTAAGTCACAACGTAACAAAAGTAATGTGGGATGGTGATGATTTACTTGGTGAAGTAGAAGTATTACCAACCCCAAGTGGTAATATTCTAAAAGAATTATTTGCATCTGGAATTAGATTAGGTATCAGTTCTAGAGGAATGGGTAGTGTAAAGAAGAATGTTTATGAATCTGCTGATGAAGTTCAAGATGATTTTGAATTGATTGCATTTGACTTTGTAAGCAATCCATCTACCAGAGGTGCTTTCTTATATCCAAAGGATCAACAATCTTTACAAGAAGGTGTTGTTAAGAATCCTGAAACAAATAAATGGGAAAGTGTTGAGAATATTATTAGAGATATTCTTGGTGAAATTAAGTCATAAACACAAAATATTTTATATTTATAACATATGATTAAACTAAAAACTTTAATTGAAGAAAATGCAGCTGCTGCCGGTCAACAACCTGTTAGTACAGAACCACAAAAAATGACCAAAGAAGACAAAAAGATGTTGGCTAAAATGGTAGCAGAATATAATGAATACGGCAAAGTATTACGTAATGTAAATGAAATTGCTCAAGTATCTGAAAAGCTTTGCAAAATTGCTGGTATGGCAGAAACTTACGCATTACAAGAATGTGGTGATTGGATGCAAGCCAATGTAGCTAAGAGACACTTTGCTGAATTGAAGAAGTTGTCTGAAGGATTTCGTAAATTAGCATCTGAATGTTATGAAAATAACAAACAAATGACTGCTCTGTATGAAGATATGGGACACATTTATGAAAAGTATTTTGAAATTAATGATCCTAAATAACTAAACGATAAACTGTGGTAAAAGAAAACCCCGCCTTCTGGCGGGGTTTTTATTTTTAAGGTGTTTCAACTGAACCAAACGTGTTAATCATATCCATCATTTGATCAAAGTTTTTATACACATGTTTTCTATCATTCATGACCAACCAATATCCTTTATCATTTTTGTAAATAACAAAGTTTAATGATGTCATATCACTATTTCTATCAACTTTTAATCTGAACCTTGTATCACCTTCTGGTTCAAATCCCATACCTATTAACATGTCTACTTCTTTCCAATCCCAACCATTTGGATGGTCAATATCATCAATTTTATATTCACCGTTGGTATCATCAAAACCTTCTTTTTTAATAAATGATTTTAAATGGGTCATATATTTACTTTCATTGAAGCGTGAATAAAATTATACAATTTACTTTCAATATCATTCTTTTTACTTACATCAGTTTTATCATTATCCATTAAAGCCTTGACTGGTTCAGATAATTTTGAATATACTGTAGAAGGTTTATCCAAATCATCTGGATTTTTGATTTCTACATAAAAGATGATATATTTAAAACTTGTTTTGCTACTATCAGCTTGATTTACTAGTTTTTTAATTACAAAATAAAATGTATTTTCACCGATATTTTTTTCAAAGCTTAATTCCATTCCTCTGTCAGTATCTTCTTTATTGATAGGAATATTAGAAGCTTGTTTGATCTTGTCAATTTCAAATTGTTCAAAATTAATACCGTGATTTTTTGACAATTCATCTTTGATTTTTACATTGTCTTTTTGGAATTCTGCATTTTCATTTAATAAAGATTCTTTGAGTGATCTACGAAGTATTTCTTTTAATTTACTCTTAATTTGAATCTTTTGTTCATTGGTGACATTTGCATGAAGAGCAGCTAAATATCTTTTAACACTGCCTTTGGTACATCCAACTTTTTTACCGGTATCTTTTTTGTAAATGCATTTACCTTTTATTTTATATGGCATAATACAATAAATATCTAAAATTTTTGTTACTTTCATTTTTTTATTTATATTTATTCAACAGTATTACGACATTCTTTGTCGCATAAATTAATAAAAATTATTATTGAAGTTTACCCTCTAATAACTTCAGGAAACCCAAAGGAAATATTATGTCAGATTTATTAAAGGAAGCTATTGCTGACGCTAAGGCTGTACGTGCTACTGCTCTAGCAAATGCAAAAGCCGCATTAGAAGAATCATTCAAGCCAACATTGGAAGCAATGTTAGCTGAAAAACTAAAGAGTGAAATTGGTACAGAAGATGAAGCAGTTCATTCTTCTGGTATTGGATCATCACAAGCTCCTTCTAAAGGTGCAGTAACACATGAAGATCCAGGTGCTAATCAAATGTTTGAAGAATCAGAAGAAGAAGTAACAAGTGAAGAACTTGATGAAATTCTTGCTGAACTTGAAAGAGAAATGGGAGATGAACCCGCTGCTCCAGCCCCAGCCCCAGAAGCTCCAGTAGCTGCTGCTGAACCTGCTGCTGAAGTACCAGCCCCAGCTCCTGCTCCAGAAGCACCAGTTGCACCAGCTCCTGCTCCAGAAGCACCAGTTGCTGCTGAAGAAGTAGAAGATGTTGTTGATGAAGAAATCAATCTACAAGAACTTCTAGACACCTTGAGTGAAGAAGTACAAGAAGTAGATGAAGCTAAAAAGGAAGATTCTGAAGAAGAAGAAGAAGATAAAGAAGAAGTAAAAGAACAAACTGAAGAATCTGTTCAATTGGCTGAAGCTTTGAATACCGTTCAATTCCTACGTGATCAATTGAATGAAATCAATCTTTTGAATGCTAAGTTGTTGTATACCAACAAGTTGTTCAATAAGTTCTCATTGAACCAAGCTCAAAAGATGAAGGTAGTAGAAACTTTCGACTTAACCAGCTCCATCCGTGAAGTTAAGTTGAGTTATAAAATTTTGTCCGAATCACTTAGTTCAGGTGGATCAGCTGTCAAGAAACCAAATACAGCTGCACAAACTATCACCGAAGGTTTGGCAAGTAAACCAGTTGCATCAACAGCTCCTAAGAAGGAATTGATTGTTGAAAACAGCAACGTGATGGCTTCAAGATTCCAAAAACTCGCCGGAATCAAGAAGTAAAAAGTTAAATTAAGGTGAGTAAATTAAAACCAAAAATTAAGATAAAAATATGAGTGATATTAAGAGTCTATTGACAAACAATATGAACCCACAAGCTAAGTTGATGACTGAAACTCGTGGATTGCAAAACAAATGGGACAAGACAGGTCTTCTTGAAGGTCTAGAAGGCATTGAAAAGGCCAATATGTCTATCCTATTGGAAAACCAAGCAAAACAATTGCTTGATGAAGCTACCTCTACTGGTACTTCTGCTAACAGTGAACAATGGGCTGGCGTAGCTCTTCCATTGGTTCGCCGTGTATTCGCTGAAATTTCCGCTAAGGAATTCGTTTCAGTTCAACCAATGAACCTACCATCCGGTCTAATCTTCTAT